GCCGTTTTATGAAATAAAACTTAGTAAGGGACCGGATTTGCCTTTCCCGTTTAAACGCCTTGCCGGGCATACCGGACCAATTGAAGGGATGAATTAGGATGACCAATGAACCGCTTGGGAATGGAACGCCCTTGGGGGATGACTTTCAACCGCCCGGTCCATTTGGGAAACCGGCGGGAAGCGTCCCCAAAGCCGCGAAGACGCCCCGCAAGAAAAAGACGTCCCGGAAGAAGGTTGCCAAGAAAAAGTCCGTTACGGGCAAGGGGCGTAAACACCCCCGGACCAAGACGCCCGCCAAGAAGAAATCCGGCAAGTCATCCGTCAAGAAGTCAACGCCCCGCAAAACGCCAACGCGGACCAAGGTTTCTTCCAGAAAGGAAGCGAAGCGAACGAAGAAGCAAGTTGAAGACCAAAGGCGTTGGTCCGAAGACTACCGCCGCCGGGTTGCATCAAGCGGAAGGGACATTGCCCCGTTGCCGTATGAAGACATTGATTGGGACTTGCGGTTGGCTTGCAAGGATGACTTGAAGAAGTTTGAAACGGAATACTTGCCAAACGTATTCTACAAAGGCTTTTCCAAGGACCATGACATTTGCATCCGGAAGATTGAAGACGTCTTCCGGTCATCCGGCGGTATGTTCGCGTTGGCAATGCCAAGGGGCGGGGGCAAGACTGCCCATTGCCGGGCGGGAATCATTTGGGGGACCGCATACGCGTTCCGCTTGTTCCCGTTCTTTGTTGGTTCAACGCAACCCAAGTCCGTCCAAACGTTGGAATTTATCAAAACGTATTGGTATCGGAATCAAAAGTTGCGGCGGGACTTCCCGGAAATTGGTTGGTCCATCTTCAAGTTGGAAAACCGTTTCCATCTTGCAAGGGGTCAAACCTTCAACGGTCAATCAACGCATGTTGAATATGGGGCGGATACGTTGCGGTATCCTTCCCTTCTTCTTGATGAAAAGACGGCGGAAGCATACAACGCCAAAGACCCGTCAAGCTTGTTGAAGACAAGGGACGGGGATGACTTCACAATTGAAATCCCGGACGAAGACAAGAACGTCCAAAAGTTTTGGTTGTCATCATCGTCCGGCATTGTCATCCGGACGGCGGGCATTGATGGAAGTATCCGGGGGGAAGCGGAAGTCCACCCAATAACGCTTGCCCAACCGCGTCCGGACCTTGTCCTTCTTGATGACGTCCAAAAGGACCAAAAGGCGGAAAGCCCCGCGTCCGTTGAAAAGCTTTTGCGGTTGCTTGATGGTGCGGTTCAAGGTCTTGCGGGACCGGGGGAAAAGATTGCCGCCTTGATGCCTTGTACGGTCATTCAAAACGGGGACGTATCGGACCAATACCTTGACCGCAAAGTCAAACCGGAATGGCGGGGGGAACGTTGCCAACTTGTTGAAGAATGGCCGGACGGGATTACGGATACGGACATTGGAATGGATACGCCCGCCGGGGTCCATTGGAATGAATATCAAGAACGAAGGAAGCAATCCTTTACCCTTTACGAAGACAACCGCTTGGGAACGGAATACTACAAGAAGAACCGGAAGGCAATGGACAAGGGTTTCAAATGTTCATGGGATGAACGCTTTGACCCGGATACGGAATTGTCCGCCCAACAACATGCAATGAACTTGCGTTTGACTTCCCCGTTGACCTTCCCGGCGGAATATCAAAACCGTCCCGCGAAGAAGGAAGATGGGGCGGGCATCCTAATAACGGCGGAACAATTGCGGAAGAAGACCGTTGCGTTTAAACGTCTTGTCATTCCCAAGGACGCGTTGCATTTGGTTTCATTCATTGACGTTCAAAATGAAATTCTTTTTTACGCAACCTTGGCGGTTGCTTCCGATTTCACCGGCAACATTGTTGACTTCGGAACGTTCCCGGAAGTTTCCCCGCGTTACTTCCGCAAAGCCCAAGCGGATTCATGGTCATTGTTGACCAAGGCATTCTTTGAAGCGTACCCGCAACATCAAGACAAAGCCATTGTCAACAAGGGCGGCAAAAGACGTGCCCCGTTGGAAGCGAAGATTTACCATGCCTTGGGCTTGGCGGTCAATCATTTGAAAGGGAAGGCATACGTCCGCGAAGGGGAAACGCAACGCGTCCCCATTCAACGGATTGGCATTGACTTCCGTTGGGGTCAAGCGGCGGATTCTATCAAACGCTTTTGCAAGGAAAGCGGCATCCCGGAATTGGTCCCTTGCATGGGTCAAGCGGTCCCGCCTTCCCATCGACAATTTGAAGAATATACGCGGACCAAGGGTTGGATGTTTGAAGATTCAATCCATCCGCAAACAAAGGAAGTCAAATGGATATTCCGCCCGGATGCCGCCGGTCAATTCCAAATGGTGACGGACGTTTCCCGGACCAAGACTTGGTTGATGGCAAGGTTGGCTTCCCCGCTTGGTCATCCCGGTTCAATATCAATGTTCCAAGCCCCGGAAGATGAATTGGAAATGTTTTGCGACCATGTTTGCAATTCCGAATTCCCGGAAGCAACAACCCAACGCGGCATTACCAAAGAACTATGGACGCCCCGGACGGGCAACCCGGACAATGATTGGTTGGATTGCTTCGTTGGTTGTTGCAGTCTTGCCGGGTTGACCGGGGCGTCATTGAAGTCCGTCAAGAACGTTGGGACAAGCAAGTCCAAGCGGAAGGGCGGCAAGCTTTCAACGAAGTACAAATCCAAAAGGGAAAGAAGATGACAAAGGATTCCATACGTTGCCCGTCATGTTGTTGCGGTCATTGCCCCGTTACGAATACTTACAAGCGGAAGACCCATTTCAACGGCAAGGAAAAAGTTACCATCCGGCGAAGAAGGGAATGCCGCTTTTGCAAGCGGTCCTTCTTTACAACGGAAGATTACGAAGAAGCGGAAGACGCCCCGCCCATCGGACGTCCCGTTCAAGCCCCGGACAAGCCCAACGCGGACCTTGGGGACCATGACCAAGGGTTTCTTCCAGAAAAGAACGAAGGGCAGGACGAAGGACCGGAAGACCCTTTGCCCAACCCCTTCTTGGATTCATAAGTCTTCTACATCTATAAAACCCCGCCATGGACGGAAGCCCCCGTCCGGCGGTACAATGAAGGTTGATTCCAAACCGTTCCGCCAATAAAAACCAAAGGTCCAACCATGACCATTGAAGACCAAGACTTTGAAGATGCCGCCAAAGCCCCCAAGCAAGTCCGGACGGATGAAGGACAAGTCTTGGAAAAGCATGTTGATGAACTTATCAAGGCGGACCAATATACGGCAACCAAGAACGCAACCGCCGTCCCTTGGGGCTTGAAGATTGCCCGGACAAAGCCGGGCGGAACCGTCTAAGTCATCCGGGCGGGATTCCGTATATTGTCGCCATCGTCAAAGCAATGAACGAAGAAAGGAAGAAGGATGACAAATGAAGTCAAGGTCATAACGTCTTTGCAAGTTTCCAATGGGACGTTTGAATTCCCCAAGGTTGGCGGAAGTCAATTGCAGTTTGACCAAGCCGCCCAAGGCGGGGGCGTCCCCGGTTCAATGGAAATCCCAACAACGGCGGGCGGAACGGTTGTTGACCTTTCCGAATTGACAACCCCCGGTTGGGCATACTTCAAGAATCTTGACGCGGACAACTTTGTCCAACATGGTCCCGAATCCGGCGGGGCGTTGGTCCCATATGGAAGAATGGAACCGGGGGAACCCGCCGTCTTCCGTCTTGACCCGGCGGTTGTCCTTCGCATGCTTTCCGATACCGCCGCTTGCCTTGTCCAAATTTTGGTCATGGAAGACTAAGCGTTTAAACGCCCCAAAGGAATTCAACCATCATGGTTCAAGCCAACGCCCAATTCAAAGGTCCGGGATTCAACGTTCCCGTCATCCCGCGTCAACTTGTGGACGTCAACGGCAACCCGCTTGAAGGAACGGGCGGGCATAGGCTTCAAGCCGCCCAAAGGGAAGTTGCCGCCCTTCGTCGCCAATTGCGGGCAAAGTATGATGCCGCCCAAACCGCAACCGGCAATTCAAACCATTGGGCAAACGCGGACAACTTGGACCCGCATGCCGCCAATTCATACAACGTCCGCCGGAAGCTTCGTTCCCGTTCCCGGTATGAAATCATTGAAAACAATCCCTTCTTGAAAGGGACGTTGTTGACCATTGCCAATGACTTCGTTGGCAGGGGACCGCGTCTTCAAATTACGGACAAGCGGTTGTCCAAGGAAAGACGCCTTGCCATTCAAGAACGTTTTGCGGAATGGGCAATCAAGGTCCGGTTGCGGCAAAAGCTTTGGCGGATGCGGATGGCGAAGATTACGGATGGGGAATCATTTGCGTTTGCCTTTGACAACCAACGCAACCGTCATCCGTTGTCTTTGGACTTCCAAGTTTACGAAGCGGACCAAATTTCATCGGAAGTCATTGCGGACAACGTTGAAAAGATTTCATCAACGTTGAATGAAATTGACGGCATCCGCTTTGACGGCAACAACATTGCAACCGCCTACCATCTTTTGAAACAACATCCGGGGTCATCCTTCTTGAATGCCTTCTTCCGGGATGGAACGGAAGGCAAATGGGTTGACGCCAAGTTTGCTTCCCATTGGTTCCGCCAAGACCGGGGTTGGTTGCGGGGCATTCCGGAAACAACGCCAAGCCTTCCCCTTTGTGCCCTTCTTCGTCGCTATACCTTGGCGGTTGTTCGACACAAGGAAATTGCGGCGGACTTTTCCGCAATCCTTGAAACGGAAGGACCGCCAACCAATACCGCTTGGACGGACGGACAAGGCAACCTTCTTGATGATGACCCGTTTGACGTCTTCCCAATTGAAATGGGCATGATTACAACCATGCCTTGGGGATACAAGATGAAGCAATTGGAATCCGTCCCGGACGGCATCCAATATGATTCATTTGTTGGTTCCATCTTGCGGGAAATCGTCCGTCCGCTTCTTGCAACTTACAACGTTGCCGTTGGGTCAAGCAAAGATTCAAACATGGCGTCCGCCATTGTTGACCAACAAATTTACAACGGCGGTCAAGAAGTTGAACGGCAAGATTGCAATGAAGTTGTCTTGGACCATTTCCTTTGGCTTTGGTGGATGGAAGCAACCCGCTTGGACGGATACCTTGGGGACAACTTCCTTCAATCGGATAACACGTTCCGCATTGAACCGCCCAAGCATACTTGGCGTTGGGACCAAATCAGTCCGGACCATACGGACCCGGCGAAGGTTGCCAATGCCTTGAAGACGCTTCATGACAAACGCTTCTTGACGGACCGGGACGTCCAAGAAATCCGCTTCAACCGTTCCGTTGAAGAATGGCGGGAAGAAGTCATGGAAGACGAAGAATTCCGGAAGGAATTGGGACCAAGTCCGGGGGAAGACCGGGTTGACCCCAACGCGGAACCCGGCGGGGATGACGCCAAGAACGAAGCGGCGGATGACAAAGACGCCAAGGAAGAAAAGGAAAACGCGGGAAAGGATTGACCGTTTAAACGTTTTGTCCGTAAGTCTTCTACATCTATAACGGCAAGGCGTTGACAAAAGCCTTGACCATCCCCAAGAATACAAGGAAGGAATCAAACCAATGACCATCCACAAGTCAACCGCAACCCGCAAGTCCAAAGCCATTGTTGGGGCAACCATCAACGCTTCCGTTGAATGCCCGGACATGCTTGCCTTGGAAGGTTCCGTTGAAATACAAGCCGCGAAGAAAGGGGACGAAGACGCCCCCGCATCTTTCAAGCTTGTTGCCAATACGGGAACGCCCATGGAATTGAATGGCTTCATGGACCCGGTTGTCATTGACTTGACGGGGGCAAGGTTTGACAAGCCCCGGACGCCAATCATTGCGGACCATGATACAACCAAGCGGATTGGGCATACTACCGCCCAAACCGTTGAAGCCAACCGTATCGTTGCGGATGGCGTTGTTTCATCTTCAATGGGAATTGCGGAAGGCTTCGTCAAGGATGCCCGCAAAGGGTTTCCCTTCCAAGTATCGGTTGGGGCAAAGATTGAAGATGGCTTCTTTGTTGAAGCCGGACAAAAGGTTTCCGTCAACGGCAAGACCTTCAAGGGACCGTTGATTGTTGCCAAGAAAACGCGTATCCGGGAATTGTCTGTTACCGTATTGGGGGCGGACGGGAATACTTCCGCCAACGTTGCCGCCCAATCAACATCAACCAACGTCCTTTCATTGGAAAGCAAGAACATGAAATTTGAAGAATTCGTCAAGGCAATGGGCTTTGAAGTTGACAAGCTTACGGAAACCCAACGGGACGCTTTGAAAGCCCAATGGGAAGAAAACCAAAAGCTTGAAGCTTCCGCCGCCAATAAAAACCAAAACAACAACAACCCGGCAACGCCCCCGGCGGACGTCAACGCTTCGCAAGGCGGCGGTCTTGATTTGACCGCCCAACGCCAAGCCCAAGCGGATGAAGTCAACCGCGTCAATTCCATCAACGCAACCGCGTCCCAATACGCGGACGTAACGGGCATCAAGATTGGCGGGCAGGAATTCCCAACCGTCCAAGCCGCCCAAGCCCATGCCATCCGCGAAGGCATGACCCCGGACGCCTTTGAACTTGGCGTCATTCGGGCGGAACGTCCGGACCATTCCCAACAAGCCCCCGCCGGTCATACGCGTCAACATGACTTGAACGCGAAGGCGTTGGAAGTTGCAATTGCCGCTTCCATTGGCGTCCCGTACAACGAAGAAGTTGGCGGGAACAAGTTTGGTCTTGAACATTGGTACGATGACAAGACCCTTGAAGCGGCGGACGCCCACAAGGACGTTTCCCTTCATTGGATGATGGACATGAACATCCAAGCCGCAACCGGCAACCCTTGGACCAAGTCCCGCAAGGGACGGGATTACGTCCGGGCGTTCTTGCATGCGGACCGCAACCTTCAAGCGGCGGATGGCTTTACAACGCTTGCCGTTTCCAACATTCTTGAAAACGTTGCCAACAAAAGCTTGTTGGCGTCCTATCAAGCCCAAGAAACCATTTGGGACCGCGTTTGCGGAAGGAAGCGTCTTGCGGACTTCAAGGTCCATTCGTTCTACCGCTTGAACGTTGACGGCGGATACGAAAAGGTTGGGGCAACCGGCGAATTGAAAGCCGGGACTTTCAGCGATGACAAGTATACGGTCCAAGCGGACACGTATGGCATGATTCTTGGCTTGACCCGCCAAGACATGACCAACGATGACTTGGACGCGTTTGAAAGCATCCCCCGCAACCTTGGACGCCTTGCCGCCTTGGCAATTGAATCCGCCGTCATGGAAATGATTTTGGCAAATGCCGGGTCATTCTTTAGCGTTGCCAACGGCAACCTTCTTTCCGGGGCGGGGTCCGATTTGACCATTGCCGGATTGACCGGGTCCGCAACCGCGTTCCAAGACCAAGTTGACGCCAACGGGCGTCCCATCTTGGTTTCCCCGGACCGCTTGTTGGTTGGAACCCAAGACACGGTCAACGCGGCGGACTTGTTCCAACAAACGTCCGTTGCAACGCGGTTGGATTCTTCGGACAACCAAGTTGTTGCCCGGAACCCGCATGCGGGAAGCTTCCGTCCGCATACGTCCGCCATGATGAACAATACCAACGCGTTGCAAATGGATGGTTCCGCATTCAGCAACCAAACAAGCGACCATTGGTATATGTTCGCCAACCCCGCCGTCCTTGCCGCCTTCTTGATTGGCTTCTTGAACGGGCAAGCCAACCCGGTCATTGAATCGGCGGAAGTTGACTTTTCCAAGTTGGGAATGCAATGGCGTTCCTACCATGATTGGGGCGTTGGTCAAGGCGACCCCAAGGGGGCGGTCAAGAACAACGGGGCATAAGCCTTCCGCGTTCATCGTCCTTCGTCAATCGTCTTCCAAACAACAACCAACATCAATCAAGGAATTTGAAACATGGCTTCCAACCAAACAACCGAAGCAATCTATTACCATGGCAGTCAATTGCAGATTGACCATACGCCAAGCGGGGCGGACGTTGCCGCCGGGGAAATCGTCCCGATTGCAACCAACTTTGTTGGCGTTGCCGCCGCCGCCATCCCGGACGGACGGAAAGGGTCCGTTGACGTCCAAGGCGTTTACAAGGTTGCCAAGGACAACGTTGACACGTTTACCGCCGGGGACAAGGTCAGTTGGGACGATACCAACAAACAAGCGGAACCCAACGGCGGGGCGAACGAAGACAACAAGATTGGCATTTGTGTCAAGGATGCCGCCGCCGGGGATGACTTCGTCCTTGTCTTGTTGAACAAGCAACCCAACGTTTAAACAACGCGGTCTTCTTCGTTGCCGCAAACGTCCCCCGCCATGTTTCAACCGCATGGCGGGGGACGGGACCGGACAACGCTTTCAATAAAAACCATCAACCCAAACAACGAAGGAAGAACAATGAAGAATTTCATCATTGCATTGTTGGCGGGTCTTGTCCTTGCGGTCATCATGACCCCAACGGCAAACGCCCAATGTCAAAACGGGAATTGCCAAGCGGGCATTTGGCGGGTTGTCCCGCAAGCCCAATTCCAACCCGGAACATGGCAACCCCGCGTCCGCATGACCAACGCCCCGCTTGCCCAAGTCATGCCTTGGAATTGGAACGCCCGCGTTGTCCGTTACAAGCGGGACATGGTCTTCCAACCAAGCGGTCCATGGCGTCCCGCCGGTCAAGGCGGTTCCGCAAACTACAATCAACCGGCAAGGCAAACGCCCGCCGTTCCCATACCGCGTCCATCAACCCAAGTCCGTTACGTCATCCACCATTGAACCCGTTGACCGTTTAAACGTCCTACGTCCTTCGCCAACCGGAACGCCCCGATGATTCAAAAGAACCCCAACCCCAATCCGTTGTCCGGCAAGAAGACCTTCTTGGTTGCCGGGTTGATGATTGCTTATGCGATTGGCGGAATGGTCTTGGGATACGTTGAACCATCGGAAGGCGTCCCGTTGGTCATGGAAGCCGCCGCAATCATCATGTTGCGTTTGGGCATCCGGAAGGCGGAAATCTAAGTCCATGCCAACTTCAAATTACAACATGCAAGACCGTCTTGATTCCTTGGGGACAAGGATGAAGGAAATCAATTGCGTTGAATTGAAGTTGACGCGGGTTGGGGAATCCGACATTACCGGATTGGACGGGACGATTGGACGGACGGACGGGGAAGAAATTGTTCCGGGCGTTGCCGTAACGCATATCCGGTATCAAGATTGGTTCATTGACCGGGAACCGTATGGGGCAGGATGGACGGACCCATTGCCCAACGTTGGGGACGTTTTGGAAGTAACGGAAGCGGGGCATCCTTTGCTTGGGGCAACCTTCCGCGTAACAAGCTTGGGGCAGGACGCCCCGCCGTTTGAATACGTTACGGCAACCCAAAGACGCTTCCGAATTCATACGGACCAATTGACCCCGCCAACGGCAACACCCCCGGCGGTTTAAAAGGGACAAGGAAACAACATGGCTTCAAGTCTTGTAACGCTTTGCGAAGCAATAGAAACGGCAATCAATGCCGGGAAGGCTTCCATGGTTGTTACCAACTTCAACGTTGAACGGACTTGGATGCCAAGGGAAAGCTTGGAAGGTTTGGCAACGGACCATCCAAACGGAAAGGTTTACATTGTTGGCTTGTCATCGGATGACGAAGTCAACCAAAGCCGGACCAACCTTTGCAAGAAGGTCTTCCCGGTAATGGTAGGAATTCAAAAGGTCATTGACGGCAACCCCGAATCCGCCGCAACCAAGGCGGTCATTGACCAATACGTTGAACTTGAAGAACAATTGCGGACAACATGCCGCAACGTTGACCCGGACAACTTTAGTTGGTCCCATTCCGAAGCCTTGAAGGACGAAGACGGAACCCCGTTTTCCTTCATGGGCATGCGGGAAGCCAACGTCTTTGAAGCCTACTTTACCGCGTATTTCAATTCCATCGTCCAATAAAAACCAACCCTTTGAAAAGGAAGAAGAACAATGGCAGGACCATCCACCGGACACAAGATGAAGCTTTACCGCAACACGGCAACGGTTGCAACGCCAACTTGGTCCGAAGTTGACGAAATTGGGGACGTATCAATCCCGGACCTTTCCATGGGTCTTGCCGAATTGAAACGGCGGGCGTCCAACTTCACAAAGAATTTGGCAACCTTGATTCAATCCATTGCGGTTGAATTCCGGATGATTCATGGAATGGACGCCACCAACTTTGACGCCATCCGGGCAAACTTCTTTGCCGGGACCATTGAAGAATGGGCGGTCATGAATGGCGACATTTCCACAAGCGGCAACGAAGGTCTTCGTCTTCCCGCCATCGTCGAACAATTCCCATGGGACCAACCGCTTGAAGACGTTGCCGGTCATGACATGCGTTTGGCGTTGGCATACTTTGAAGAACCAAGCGGAACCGAAATTGACCCGAATTGGTATTCCGTTCCGTAAACCGTTTAAACGGTCAAACGTAAACGCGGGCGTCCGCATCATCAACAACTTTTTCTTCCAGAAAGATTAGAAGGGACAACATGCCAAGCAAAGCAAAGCTTGAAGCGTTGAAGAAACGCATGTCCGGGGAAGCCCCGGAAATCAAGTCATCCGTCATGGACAACCATATCAACGCCAAGATGGAAGTTACCCTTGGGGACTTGCGGGCGGCAATTGAAGCCAACCCCGGTCATGTCAACGCGGACGCGTACCGCAAGGCATGCGGGGACCGCGAAGGACAAACCCCATTGCCGGACGGGCGGAAGGTCATTGTTGACAAGGTTGACTTGGAAGCGTTGTTGGAAGATGCAACCATTGACTTCATCCGCGAAGCGGACAAGAACGGCAACCCGATTGTCCGCAAGGTCAAGGTTGCCAAGGAAGCCGCCGCAACGCCCGCGTCCGCCCCGTCAAAGAAAGGCGGACCCAAAGCCGCCAAGTAACATCCAAACGCGTTACGCGGGCGGGGTGTAAACACCCAAGCCGCAAGACGCCTTTTGAACAAGGAAGCGAACCAAACAACGTCAAACGCCAAACGGAAGGGAAAACGGAAATGAAGACCTTTGGCAAAATCGCAATCATCTTGTTGGCAACCTTCGTCATTGCCCCGCTTGGGGAAGCGGGATGGCGGAACGAAGCCAACGCCCAAACTTGGAATTGGTCCCCCAAAGCGGACCATCATGCCGCCGCTTGCATGATTACTTGCCGCATGCCGGACGGGGGCATTGGCGGAACAACCGGGACGCTTGTTGAATTCGGCAACGTCCGGGGCGTTATTACTTGTGCCCATGGCTTGGGCGTTGGGGATGCAACCGTCAAATGGAAGGACGGAACCCGGAAGACCGGACGTTGGACAACGGACAAGTTTGGTCATGACGTTGCGTTCATCTTCGTTGACAATCCCAACGTCAAACCGTTGAAGCTTGCAAGGACCGGCCCCCGCCAAGGGGACGTTGTTGAATTCGTTACGTTTGGCGGTCCGGAAGATACCTTGCGACATTGGACCGCCCCCGTTTCCCAATTAACTTCCCGGATGACGGAATTTTCAACCTACGTCATAAGCGGGGATTCCGGCGGGGGCATTCTCAATAAAAACCATGAATTGGTTGGCGTTCAATCGGTTGGGTTGTCGGAATCAATCCGGACGGATTGGAACGTTCACCGGGGGGCAGGGGCGGCAAGCTACGCTTCAACATACGCCTTCATGGGACGCGTTGCCGGGACGTCAAGCGTTGCCGCCAATCAAGATTGCGTTCCCGGATATTGTCCGCCCCGTCAATTCGGTCCGCAACGCGGGGGCTTCTATCCGCCCCAACAAACGCCCCCAAGACAAAGTCCGCCGCAACAACAACCGCCCGCCCAACAACCGCCGCAAGAAGTCCAAGTTGAAATTGATTACCAAAAGCTTGCCGGGTTGGTCCGGATTGAAATGGAAAAGAACCCGGAACCATTCCGGGGTCCGCCGGGCAAAGACGGAACCAACGGGAAGGATGGTTCCAACGGCAAGGATGGCAAGGACGGACAACCCGGAACGCCCGGTCTAAACGGCGGACCGGGTCTTATTGCGGTTGAATTAACCGATGGCAACGGGCAAACCGTTGATTCTATAAGCGTTGGACCCGATGGGGTTTTGAGGCTTCCGCCGGTCCGGATGCAAATACAACATCCGGGCGGTCAAGTCTTTGAACAATCAAAGCCCCTTGGACGTCCCATTGCAATCAAGTTGGTCCCCAAGGAGAAATGACCAAGAACAACTTCAACTTTTAGGGGAAGCCTTATGGCGGAAAACCAAGACCCCTTGGAAGTCCCCGTCCCCAAGGATGACCAAGGACAACAAAAAGGAAATGAAATGGCAGAACCATCCAACGTCTTCGGTCCCGTTGAAAACGCGGACGAAACAAGACAAGCCCAACATATGACCGCGAATGACGCCCCCGTTGACGTCAACAACAACGCGGCATTGGCCCGGTCCCAAGCCTTGACAACGGACGTCCTTGGGAAGTCCTTCACGGCAAACGCGGACCGCCGGGACAAGTTGGCGGACCATGGCATGGGCAAGACCGTTACAACGTAAGTTGGGGACGGATTGACCATCAAAGGAAACCCGGACCCCGGCGGGCATCAAAACCCGTCCGGGGTCTTTTTTGAAAAGGGACAACATGACAACGGAAAGGACGGACAACGCAATTGAAAGGGCATTTGCCCGGACCGGAAAAGTCTTGGACGCCATTGAAGGCGGGGACTTGGAAGCCAAGGAAGCCATTGACCAAATGACCGCCGCCCAACCTTGGGACTTGGTCAACATCGGTCAAGCGTTTGTCTTGGACCAACTTGAAACCGAAAGGGACAATGATGAACAAATCAACAACGAAGGGAACGGAAGGGGTCAACCCTAATGCCGACATGACGGGCGTTGACAAGGATTTCTTGTATGGGAAGTTTGAAGACGGGGAAGAACGCAACCGGGAACGGTTGGCAAAGCGGGACGCCCTTTATATGAAAGCCGCCCATAAAGCCTTGGACATTGCCCCGGAAGGGGAAGATGAAATGGGCGTCCAAGCAAACCAAACAACAACAACCAATAACAACGGACTTGATTGGAAAGGCTTGGCGGTCATTGCCGCTTTGATGGCGGGGACGGGACTTGGCGGGGCGGGTCTTGTTTCCATGCTTGGCAATAAAAACCAACCCGCCCCAATCATCAAGCCGGACAAGCCGGAAGAAGAACGGGAAGACAAGGATACGGATACCTTGTTTGAATTGGAATTTGCGGACCCCAAGGAATAGGGCAACGCGTTTAAACGCTTTACTATCAAAGGACAACAAAGGGACAACCATGCAACCGAATGAAAACAACTTTGTCTTCAATGACCGGAAGGGAACGGAATGGGACGTTACGTTGACGCTTGCCGGGGCAACCCGGATTCAACGGTCCGATTTCAGCGAAGTAACGGACAAAGAATTCAACATTCTTGACCCCAACAAAGAAATGTTCATGGGCTTGTTGACGGATACGTCCGTCTTGTTCGCCATGATTTGGGCTTTGGTCCATACGCAAGCCGCCGCCAAGCTTGGCATGAAACGCGAAGACGAAGAAACGGAAGACGCCTTCAACGCCCGCATGGAAGCGGAATTCATGGACCGTTTAAACGGGCAGTCCATCAAGGAAGGGCGGGACGCCTTTTGGAAAGCGTTGGCGGACTTCTACCCAAACCAACAAACCGCCTTGTTGACATTGATGAACCAATTCAACAAGGCGGACGCCAAAATCAATCTAGCGGTCAAGGACATGGAAGGGATGTTGGAAGAAGCGTTGGACGCGGAAATCAAGAAGGGGACGGAACAAGTCAAACAAGACTTGTTGACCCGTACCGCCCATTGATGCAAATGTTGGGCGTCCTTGGTTGGACGCTTGACCAAGTTGAACATTTAACGTTACGCCAATTGACGGACGCCTATGATGCAAAAGTTTTGAATGAATGGGACCAAACGGCAAGCGTCCTTTGTTCCCTTTCAAACTTGTCCGGGATTGTTGTTTCCTATGTTTCCGGGAAACGCATGAAGCCAAAAGGCGTCTTGGACTTCCACCCATTCCGGGCAAGGAAAAAGAAGGGAACGTTTATTGAACCGGAAGACATTGGCGTCTTGCGATTGATTGGAAACGCGGCAACCGCCGGGAAGTAACATGGCAGCAAACTTCAAACAACTTGCAAGGACGGTTGGGCGTTCATTCAGCGGTTCCGCAACCGTTACGATGAAGACCCCGTCCGGCATGCAATTCTTTGACCGTTCAATCATGAAACGGAAATGGAAACGCATGAACGCAAGCCCCTTGAAACGGGCGGGCATGATGACCCGGAAGTTTGCAATCCAATCAATTCGCAAGCGTCAAATGCCAAAGAAGGGGCGGAAGAATCTTGCCAAGCCAAGTCCGTTGGGGTCCGCCCCGCGTTCAAGGGCGGCGGGTCATCCAATGCGAAGAATCTTTTCCGTTTCCGATATGTTGAACACAAGGGAAACGGTTGGGGCTTTGTCATTCGGCGGAATGAATCCGGTCCCCGGTCTTCATGAACATGGCGGGTTTGCCCGCCGCCGGGTCTTTGTCAAGTCAACCAAATTCAAACATAAAGGGTCAAGGAAGAAAGCGGGCGGGAAGTATGCCGCCAAACAAACAACAACCAAAGCGGTAACTAAAATGGTGCGGTATCCCAAACGCCCGTTCATGATTCCCGCATTAGAAAAAGCAAGAACCAAGTTTCCGCAACTATGGCGGGGCAGTCTAACAAGGGCGGCATGATGCCCCTTTGTTCCATATAACAACGCAAAGGACATTCAACCAAAATGGATACCGCAACCATGGCAATCATCATTTCCGTTGCCGGTCTTATCGTTCAACTTGTCATCGTCATCATTACGGGCGTTTGGGTTGTTGGAAGAATTCAAACGTCAACGGAAAAGCTTGCCCTATCAATTGAACATTTGTCAAAGAACATTGCGGACCAAAAGGAATGGTTGAAGTCCTTGGACGGTTCCGTTGATGACCATGGCAACCGCTTGACCAAGGTTGAAACCCGCCTTGATGAATAGGACGCGGGCGGGGACAATGAAGTCTTCTTCCAGAAAGTAACAACGCGGAACGCGTTTGATAATAAAAACCAACAAGGGTCAATGACATGGCAACAACGCAAGGCGTCAAAGCGGGAAGGGCATGGGTTTCCGTTGAAGCGGTTGACAAGACCGCCCGCGTCTTGAAGCGGGTTGGGGCAAGGATGCAAGCCTTTGCAAGCCGCATGTCATCCCTTGGGCGGAACATGATAATGAAGTCCGCCATTGCCGCCGCCCCGTTGGCGTTGTCGGTCAAGACGTTTGCTTCATTTGATGACGCCATGAAGAAGGTTGAAGCAAGGTCAAGCGGGACCGCCCAAGAAATGAAAGCGGTCCGGGACGAAGCCCAACGCTTGGGACGTCAAACGTCATTCACGGCAACCCAAGTTGCGGACCTTCAAGGGAAGCTTGCCCAAAAGAACTTTTCCCGCAAAGACATGAAAGCCATGACCAAGGACGTCTTGAACTTGGCAAGGGCGGCGGGGGAAGGCGGGGAAGAAGATACAACCATTGCGGCGGATTTGGTTTCCGGAACGTTGCGGGCGTTCAAGATGGGGGCGGACGAAGCGGGCAGGGTTGCGGACGTCTTTACCGCAACGGTCAACGGGTCCAACTTTAGTCTTCAAGGTTTGCTTGACGGCATGGCGAAGGGCGGACCCATTGCTTCTTCATATGGAATGTCCATTGAAGAAACCGCCGCAAGCTTGGCGTCCATGACCAACTTGAACATATCGGCAAGCGAAGCCGGGACCGCGTTTACTTCGTTCATGGCAAGAATGTCCAAGTCCGAATTTACGGATTCATTCAACAAAGGTTTGGAAGCGGCAACCGGCAAGGTCATCAAGTTTACCGATGACGCGGGCAACCTTCGCAAGCCGCTTGACTTGTTTGCCGAAATTGGCGAAGCAACAAAGGACATGGGAACCGCCCAACGCGGCGATTTAATGTCAATCTTGTTTGGGACGCGTCAATTTGGAAAAGCGTTGGGGGCTTCGGACGGGGCGGTTGACGCGTTTAAACTTCTTGAAAAGTTGCAAAAGGATTCCGTTGGAACCGCCAAGACAACGGCGGACAAAATGGATTCCGGCATTGGCGGAAGCTTCCGGAAGTTAATGTCCGCCGTTGAAGGTTTGGCAATCGCAATTGGGGATTCCCTTGCCCCAACCATTTCAATGATTGCGGACTTCATAACGGAAAACGCGGGGGCATGGACGGAATGGATTGAACAAAACAAAGGCGTCATCATTATTGTTGCCGGGGTCATTGCCGGATTCATGGCGTTGGGCGTTGCCTTGATGGCTTTGTCCTTCGCGTTGTCCGGGGTTGGGGCTTTGTTTACGGTCCTTGGGGCGGCATTGGGCGTCATCAAGATAATCATTGCCGCCATCTTGTCCCCGGTTGGTTTGGTTGTTGCCGCCATCATTGCGGTCATTGCCATCCTTTATAAATTCTCGGAAGCCTTCCGGGACGTTGCCAACAAGATTGTTGGTTTTGTGTCCAAGCGGTTTGGCGAAATTGCCGGGACGATGAAGAAGACCATTGGCGGAATCATCAAGGCAATTGCCAAGGGGGACTTGACCAAAGCTTGGGGCATCCTAACAACCGGACTTCATACCGTATGGCTTCAAGTTGTTGATGGCTTCCGGGACGCTTGGGACAACTTCACCAACTTCTTTGTTGAAGCTTGGCATGGGGCAATGATTACTTTCAAGCGGGCATGGTTTTCCGCCCAAAAGACAATTGCAACGGGCATCCTTGACCTTGCCGCGAAGGAAGGAATCCTTGGCGATATTATGTCAAAGGTCATTGGGGAAGACGTCAAGGGAATCAAGAAGCGGGCGGCGGAATTGGAAAAGAAACAACTTGAACGTCTTATCCGTTTACAGACAACGCATATACCGGAAGCCCAAAGCCGGTTGGCGGAATTGGAAGGCAAGGCGGCAAAGGAAGTCAACGCCATCAAAGCCCAAGGCGGGGTTGTTGATTCGGACGCGTTGTTTAAACAAGCGGAAGCGGACAACCAAGCAAGGCATAATTCAATCAACCCGGATACCTTCTTTGATGAAATGAAGAAGTCCGATGACCCGGCGGAACGCTTGCGGGCAATCATGGCGGACGTTGTCCAAGAACAACGCGGCATTGCGGACATGGAACGCCAAGTCAACAAAGGTGCCCAAAACAGTTTTGATGAAGCAAGGGCGGACATGCGGGCAGGGTTTGACCAACAAATTGAACAAGCGGAACGCTTCCATTCAAGGGCGTTGACGGACCGCAAGGCGGAACAAGAAAAGGCAAACCGGGAACGGGAAGCCGCCATCCGGGAACAACAAGCCAAGCTTGATGAATTGGTTGCAAGCGTTGAAGAAGAACCGGAAGACCAAGCGGGGGACATTGCGGACGGACTTGGGGCGGAATTGGAAGACGCCAAAGCGAAGCTTGACGGGTTGCTTGACGGGGCGGGCGGTCCATCAACGGGGCTTGCCCCAACCATCAACAACGGTCTTGAAAAGGGAACGGTTGAAGCCGCCAAGAAGGCGTATGCCAACCAAGCCAATTCAACCGCAAAGAAAGCGTTGGACGTTGCGGAAGACCATAAGGATTTGACGGACAAAGTCCTTGGGGAAATGATGACGCTAAACGATAAATTCAACGTTGCATAGTAGGACGTTTAAATATGCCAACCATATTGGGAATCAAAGACGGAACGTTTGGGGCGGATTGGTCCTTGAAGAAGAAGGACAAAATCTATGTCCCCGTCCGGGAATTTGACATTACCTATTACGTCCTTGCGGATGATGCAAGCCAAGATGACTTGGTCATTGGTTCAACGTCCGGGTTGCCTTTGCTTTGGTCTTTGTCTTATGGTGCGGTTTGCATGTCCAAGGCAATCCGGGACAAGCAAAATTGCATTCATCCCGTAACGGGAACGCGGACCGCCCTTTGGGAAGTTGCTTGCAAGTTTTCAACGGACGTTGACATTTCCCAAAACCAAGACCCGGAAAGCAAACCGCCAACCGTAAGATGGTCCGGCGAAACGGAAGAAGAAGTCTTGGAAAAAGACCCGATTACGTTGGACGCCATCCAAACGGAAGCGGAAGAACCAATCATTGTGACAACGCCCGTTGTCTTCCCGGTCCTTGAAATTACGCGGTATGAATTTTGGCCCTTTGACCCGGACGTCATGTTGGCGTATGCCCACCATACAAATTCAAGCGTCTTTTGGGGTGCCCCGGTTGGGTCCGCCTTGATGATGCCCATGGACGTTGATGAAGAAGTCATTGAACAAATCAAATACGTCCGCGTAACATACCGCATCAAATTCAAAATCAAGAAGGAAGGCGGAAGCATGCTTGAAGATACTTGGAAGATGCGGTTGTTGCATCATGGCTTCAAGTATCGGGAAGCGGCGGGGGAAGTCCCAATCATCAAGACGGACGGAAAAGAAAACCCAATCACAATCAACTTGAAAACAAAAGCGTTGCATCCGGGGGAAGGCGGGATGGAATTGCCAAGCGGCGACCCGCCCGAATATCTGGAATTCAACCGCTTCCCGCAAGTCAACTTCAACGCCTTGTCTTTGGGTCCATTTAGCTAAGGGGAAAACCAATGGGATTCATTCCCCATGTCAATTCCGCCGGGGATGCAAAGCTTTTGCGGCGGATGATAAATGAACGGAAGGGCAAGTCCCAACGGCGGTCCGATTTACAAACCGCCTATGATACTTGGGACATTCCGGGCATGAAGACGCCCGCCCGTAAACTTCCAGCGTTGCGGGCGTATATCGTTGTTCCCAAAGAAACCATTCCGGGGGCAAGGCTTGTTGACAATCAAATTGTCATGGGGTCCGGTATTGCTTGCATCATGATACAAGACAAGTCCGGGTCCGGTTCCGGGGATGGAACATTGATTCCCAAGGAATGGGTCAAGACCCCCGGCGGAACCCCGGAACGCGTTGAAGTTACGGTTTACAATCTTTGCCAAGAAGCCATTGAACCGGACACAAGCCAAGGTTCCCATGAATGCGATGTTAGTTGCAATGACATTGTTTTGTTTTGCGTTCAAGACATGAATGGGGACTTGGTCATTGTGAAGGAATGCGACCTTCCCGCATGTTCTTCTTCTTCGTCCATGTCTTCCGCTTCGTCATCTTCCGCTTCATCGTCTTCAACTTCGTCTTCCGTATCGTCAAGCGAATCATCAAGCCAATCAAGTCAATCCGAATCCCAAAGCGGTTCCGTTTCCGAATCCATAAGCGGGTCAACGTCCGATTCAATTAGCGGTTCCGTTTCCGCTTCGGATTCAATAAGCGGTTCCGTATCCGGTTCCGTTTCAACTTCGGATTCCGTAAGCGGGTCCGTTTCCAATTCGTTGAATTCCGTTTCCGGTTCCGTATCCAATTCCTTTTCCAATTCGTTTTCCGGTTCCGTATCGGGAAGCGTATCAAGGTCAACAAGCTTTTCCGGTTCCATATCGGACGGGTCCGTTTCCCATTGCAACTTTGTTGATTCCTTGACGGTCATAACGGGGATAAGTTGTACGGATTGCGGAATTGAATGGACGGACGGAACGTTGTTTTGGGTTGGGGATGCCGCCCGTCCGCTTACAAGCTTTTGGGGCGGTTGTTGCGGCGGTCATCTTTGCTTTGAAGAAGGCGAAGGCGGAAGTTGCGATTTCCTTTGTTCCGATGGTTCAACCCCGCCGCCAAGCCTTGGGTCCGTTACCCATTCCGTTGCCCATTCATTGGGAAGCCTTCCGGTTCCGTCCGTTGGCAGTTTGAATACAAGCTTGAATGAAGTAAGCGTTGGCGTTGGTTCCGTATCCGCAATCAATCCAAGCGTATCCGAAGCCGCAACGCCATCCATTTCAATTGGCATGACTTCCGACCAAATTGGCGGACCCTAATAAAAACCATGAAACATGAAAGGACCGGGAACCCATTTGAAAGAAATCTTGGAAGGCATGCCCGTCTTCCGCTTCAAGCCTTGCAACAAATGCAAAGCGTTCATGGGCTTGATGAACCGCAAGGGCGTTGTATGGTGCAACAACAATCTTCCTTTGATAATGCTACGCATGAAGCAAGCAACAAGGGAAAGACAACTTCCGTTTTCCAAATTCGTTGCCAAGCAAATTGTTAAAAGGGCAATCCGTTTGGCAGTCATTGAAAGGGACAAGAACAAGATGAACAAGAAAGAATTGAAAGCCTTCTTCCAAGAAGTCTATTGCGTAACGTTGAAACGAAGACCGGACCGTTGGGACAACTTCCTTGAAAACATCCGGGCGGAAGAATGGCCCTTCAAGGAAATCAAGAAGTATGACGCCATTGACGGCAAGCGTTGTCCCCATCCCAAGCATTGGAACCAAGGCGGCGGGGCTTGGGGTTGCTATCGGTCCCATATGCGAATCTTGGAAGACGCGTTGAACCGGGGCGTTGAATCCGTCTTGTTCTTGGAAGATGACGCCAAACCCGTTGAAGGTTTCTTCCAGAAAGTCAACAACTTCCTTTCATTGGTCCCGGAAGATTGGGACATGATTTACTTGGGCGGGCAACATTTGTTTGTCAATCGCAACCCGCCCCTTCAAGTCAATGAAGAAGTCTTCCGTCCGTTCAACGTCAACCGGACCCATGCCTTCGCGTTACGCGGGGACATGATGCGGGTTGTTTACAAACATTTAAACCGGGGGGATTGGGTCAACGGTCATCATATTGACCATCATTTGGGACGCCTTCATCAACGGCGGGAACATGGGATTTATACGCCCGCCCATTGGTTGATGGGGCAGGACGAAGGCAAAAGCGACATTGCCGGAAGGAATACGCCAATCCGCTTTTGGAAAGGGGCGGGGGCAATTGCGGAAGTTGACCCCATGGCGTTGCCGTTGGTTGCCGTCATCGGAACCCATTCAAGCGGGTCAAGTTGTTTGGCGGGCGTCCTTCATCATCTTGGCTTTCATCTTGGCAACAACCTTGTTGGATACTATGGGAAAGACCCGGACAAGCTTTGCGGGTTTGAAGCCCAAGGCTTGATGCAACTTTGCGAATCCGCCATCCCGTTCCCAACAACCCAACCCAAATGGAAACGGCAACGGATGTTTCATTCCTTGAAGACCTTCATCAATGAAAAGCGAAGGGAAGCCCATGGGAAGGAAACCATTGCCGCCATCAAGTATCCGCAACTTTGCCGCTTTGGGAATCAATTGATGAACATTTGCGGGAACAACTTGCGGGTCTTGTTCATTGACCGCCCCGTTGAAAAGTCAATCAAGTCAATGGTCAAGCGTTGCCCGGACAAAGACCCGGAAGCAATTGCCGCCCATATGAAATGGCTTGAAGCCGGGAAGGAATTCATCCGGAACGAATTGGACCCCAACCTTCAACATTCGGTTGAATTCTCGCAACTATGCGAAGACCCGGAAACGGTCATCCGGGGCGTTGTTGACTTCCTTGACGTTGAACCGGATGACGAAGCGTTCAAGAAGGCGGTTGAATACGTTCAACCAAAAGAAGTCCATATCAAATAGACAAGGCGTTTAAACGCCCCAACCATAAAGGGACAACAATGGCAATTGGAAAACCAATGGAACCAACAACCGGCAAGACGCTTTGGACGTATTGGGAAGGGGACCGTCCGCCGGTCATTGACCTTTGCCTTGAAACCATGGCAAGGCATTCAACGGACTTCCGCTTGGTTGACGGACCGGAAGCGTTGGCGGCATTGGACCCGGAAAGCGGAATCCCGGAACGCATGCTTGAAGCAACCAAGGACAAAATGCTTCCGTATCGGGCGGACCTTTTGCGGTATTGGTTGCTTTGGAAGTTTGGCGGGACATGGACGGACGCGGACGTCATCATGGTCAACGCCTTGCCGGAAGAATGGACGGACGCCATCCCGGTCAAAGACGTTGTTGGTTGTTACAACCCGCATACGTCCGGACGCGGATGGGGCGTCAATGGTTTGACGGCAACCCCGGTTGGCGGACGCGTTGGGTCTTCCTTCATGAAGATTTGTTGGGAACGCAACCTTGAAAAGTTTGAAAGCGGAACGCCCATTCAATACGGGGCAACGTCCGTTGGTCTTCAATCGTCCTTGTATAAAAAGCGGGGGGACGAATTTGAAACGGAACGCTTCCGGCATTGGCGATACAACCGCGTCCCATGGTATCGGTCCGGGGCGTTTAAACAACCCGCCGGGAAGATTGCCAACTTCCGGGATTCAAACCATTGGAACGCCAACGGGGTCTTCTATCATTTGACCAACAAGTTGACGGACCATTTCAAAGGATGGACGCGGGAACAATTGACGTCCGAATGGGGACCGGAAAAGACCAAGCCTTTGTTTGTTCAATTCCTTTTTCAATCCGCCTTGGGTTTGAAGCCAAGCGTCCCCGGTCATACCGTTTCCATCCTTCAACGTCTTCCGCTTCATCAAGACTTGGCGGTTGCGGAAATCGGTTGCTTGACGGCGGAAAACGCAAGGGCGTTGTTACAACAAAGACCGGGCATGACGTTGACCATGGTTGACCCATGGGCGGAAGCGGATGAAAACTACCGGGCAACCGGGGATTACATGACGCGTTGGGGACCGGGTCAATGGCAAAACATTTACAAGAAGGCAATGTCCAAGACCGCCTTTGCCGTTGACCGCCGCAACGTCATCCGCAAGCCTTCCGTTGAAGCCGCCAACGAAGTTGAAGACGGAAGCTTGGACCTTGTTTACATTGACGCCAACCATTCCTATGAAGGCGTCCGGACGGACATTGACGCTTGGCTTCCCAAGATTAAACCGGGGGGCGTTTTGTCCGGTCATGATTACAACCATGACAAGGAAAAGAACAAGAAGAAATGGGGCGTCATGCGGGCAGTAAATGAAACGGCAAAACAACTTGGCAAGGAAGTCAAGACCGGCAACTTTTATACTTGGTTCATTGAAGGCGTCAACGTTTGACGTTTGATTGGACCGCAACTTCAAACCCAAAGGGACAACAATGGGAATTGAAAAGAACGGGGCATCAACCCCAAAGAAGAAGACAACGCGGAAGAAGTCTTCCGCCAATAAAAACCAACCAACCAAGAAAGGGGTCAAGCGGCAAGGCAACAAGAAGACGCCCACAAGGACGCGGAAGGTCCGCGAAGCCCCGTCAATGAACGGGACGATTGAAGAACGTTGGAACCGCGTTTTGAAGCAAGCGGAAGCGTCCGGTCATTTCATGTTTGTCTTGTTCCATTTGAACGGGGACCAAGTCCGTTGTTACCGCCGGACCAATTCCTTCCCGCCGGAAGATTTTGAAACCGCCTTGGACTTGCTTGAAGCGGACTTGATGAAAGAAAAGGAAAGCTTGCAACCGCCCGGAAGGGCAAAGGTTGCCGGACGCGTCCTTGATGAAGATTGATGAAAGTTGTCCCGCCCCTTCCGTTCCGGTTGGCAAGGATTGCCGCCGGGGCGGTTGGGGTCTTGAATCCCTTCCCTTCCCATCCCGCCGGGTTTCCCCGCTATGGTTTCCGCCGCCCGGTTGGGATGGGAAGGTCTTTTCTTCCAGAAAGGACCGCAACGGGCAGGGGTGTAAACACGTTGCCCCCGTAACGCGTCCAATGGCGTTGGACGTATGATTTGACCCCAAACCCGTCCGGACGCCATACGGGGCGGATACGAAGCCCACAAGGGACAATAAATGAACAACGCAACCTTTGAAATCATCGGAACCCCAAGCGGGACTTTCCTTGTCCCTTTGTCCAATCCCAACTTTGTCAAGAAGATGCGGGCGGGCGGATTTGAATTGCCCAAGCTTGCTTGGTTCATCAAGGCAAGCCGCAAGTATTTCCCCGGCAACCGCAACGGGGTCTTTGTTGATGTTGGTGCCCATATCGGGACAACTTGCATTCCCGCCTTCCTTCATGAAGACGTTGAAAGCGTCATTGCCATTGAACCAAGCCCCGTCAACGTAGCTTGTTTAAACGCTTCAAGGGCGTTGTCCGTCCGCCCGGAACATTTCACGATTGTCCAAGCCGCCGCCCATGAATTCAGCGGGCAACCCATCCCGTTGAAGTTGAACCCCCGGAACCATGGGGACAACCGGATTGCCGGACCCGCCAACGCGGACGCGGACGATTGGGAAGAAGTCATGGTCCGCCCGGTTGCCCTTGATGACTTGTTGCCGGATGAAGCCCCCGGTTGGGTTTGGATTGATACGCAAGGACATGAAGCAAAGGTCTTGGAAGGGATGACCGGGTTGATGGCAAAGCATGCCTTCCCAATCTTCCTTGAATTCTATCCGCCGCATATGACGGACCCGGACCGCTTCTTTGAATTGGTTGGCAGTTACGCGGACCATTTCATTGATTGGAAGAAACGCGGCAAGGTCCAATCCGTTGAAGCCTTGCCGCGTTTGTTTGAAGAAATGATGGGGAAGGTCAAGGACGCCCCAAACGTCCATACGGACTTGATGTTGTTGCCCTAGCTTTGGTCTTCCCCGTCTTCGTCCGTTGGCATGTCCATCCGTTCTTGAAGGCGGCGGACTTCCCCTTCCAATTCAAGGAAGCGGGACCAACGGACGCCTTGATGGGCGGACGCGTCCCCAATCTTCTTGTCCAATTCCCGAATCCGCCCAAGGTTGTCTTCCAAGTTGTCCCCCAACGCGTCAACGCTTCCCCGGACTTCGCCAATCAAGCGTTCAACCCAACCCGTCCCCGCCTTGTTGGTTGACAAGGCTTGAAGGTTGTCCCAAAGGCGTCCAACGTCTTCGGACAAGCTTTGCAAGGTTGCAACCATGGCTTGACGGTCCGGGTCCGCCGCCCCGTATGCTTCCGCAAAGTCCCGGTTCTTTTGGAAGCGTCCCTTGGCTTCCCGCAACTTGTTGACCCGCCGTTCCAAGCCTTCAAAGTCAACGTCCGCCATCCGGTTCAAGACGTCATCTTGGATGGGATATTCCTTGGGCGGGTTGGACGCGTTGGGCTTGTCGCATGACGTCCGCCCGGTTTCCGTTCCATGGACGTCAAACCATTTGAACGGGTCTTCCGCAATGGCAACCAAGTCCGCAAGATGGGCAAGGCTTTCATGGTCCCGCGTCGAAACATGCGGGTTGAAGACTTGGACCGCCCCCGTCCCCGCGTCAATGATGAAGGCGGTTGCCCCGGCAATGCTTGCCGTTTCCTTGACCGGGTCAAAGGACGCCTTCCATTCATCCGTTCCCGCTTCGCCAATCAACCGCTTGGCTTCAAAGGTCCGGGGAAACATCATGGCAAGCTTGCCAAGGTTTGCCGCGTCCCCAACATGCAAGACAACCCGGTTGTCATCTTGCTTCTTCGTCTTCTTCGTCTTCATGTCAACCCTTTCAAGGTCAAGGCGTTTAAACGTTCCGCGTTCCCCGGCATTTGGGAAACCCGCAACAACCGTAAAACTTCCCGCTTTTGCTTTTGCGTTCTACCATCGGCAAACCGCATTGGGGGCAGGACGGACCCAATTGATTCTTCCAATCCGCAATCCGTTCCATCAACCGGGCATCCCAACCCGCAACGCGGTTGACCCGCTTGGAACCGCCAACCCGCTTGACTTCCCCTTCCGGGGTCCGGCAATAGATTTCAACCCGGATGGCGTCCTTGCCGCAATCCCGTCCAAGTCCGTTGGGGTCAAGCGAAGTATAAACCCGCAAGGACAACGCTTGTCCGTCAACGTCAACGCGTTTGGCAAGAACAATTTCTTTGGTCCGGGGAAGTTGGATGGCAACAAACCCGTCAAGGACGTTTTGGAATTCTGCCAAAGTTGGTTGGACGTAAGTTGCGGACATGACTTTTCCTTTGCGAATAAAAACCAAACAATCAACAAGCTTGATGGTAATGGGTCAACCCAACCGGGTCAACCCATCCCATCAACTTTTTTGTCAAACGTATTTCCAAACCCAACGGCAACCGGACGCCAAGATTTGTTGGACGGTCCGCTTGTCCCCTTCCCCGTTTTCAATCGTTTCCGGGCGTCCAAAGCTTTTGCCGTCTTGCATGACTTGACCGTCTTTGATGACGGACGTTGCGTTTGCCAACGCCCAAACCCCGGAACCAATCAAGCGGACAAGGTCTTCCCGGTCTTGTTCCGTTTCATTGGTGCGGTCAACTTGCGGGTCAATTTGTTCCCAAGTTTGGAAGGTCAACCGCCAATCGTATTCATTGCATTCAAAGTCAATGGTCCCCGCTTCGCGGTCATACCAACCCCGGACGTTGGCTTCTTCCCCGGTCCAATTGTCTTTGTTGATGACGCCCGTTTCAATGACTTCCAAGACGCCTTCTTCAACCATGATTTCCCGGATGAAGGTTTGGCGGTCATTGTCGGAACGTTCAATTGAAATTTGCAATTCCTTCCGCAATTCGTCCGGGGTTGCAACAAGAAGGAAGTTGCGGACGTTCATGCGAAGTTGGCGTTGGGCGGCGGTCAAGTTGGCGGTTGCGTTGGTCATGTCTTTTCCCTTTGCGTTTGGTAACAAGTAACTTCAACAACATCAATCCTAATAAGTCAATCGGATACGTCAACCCCGGTCATCAACTTTTTTTGAAGTTGGTCCGGACGGAATAGAAAGTCCGCAAGACGTATCCGGAAGGAAGCGGGGTTTCCAAGACGCCCGTATGGGCTTCATCTTCGTCCAACCCCGTTTCAACAATGACCCAAAGCTTCCCGTCATGGCTTTCCGCCGTCCATGTCCGTCCAAGGTCATCGTCATTGACTTTCCGGAACCGCTTGGGATGGAAGCCCAACTTGTCCCGGACCCGCCGCAAAATCCGTTGGTCAATTGTTCGCATGATACTTCCGGGGGTGTAAACACGTTTGCCCGTCTAAGCCCCGCAAGCGTCCGGGCGGATGATTTCACCAATAAAAGCCAAGGACGCCATACGGGGCAAATGGGGGCTTCCCTGCCCCCGTTCCCGTCCGCCGGGTCAAACCATGACCAATTGGCGGATTGCCCGCGTTACGGCAACGTATTTGATGTTTTGTTCTTGGTCTTGTTCCCAAGCTTGCTTTGCCATCGGATGGGGAATCAATTGCGGTTCAAGCAAGAAGACGCGGTCCGCTTCCAATCCCTTTGCCCGATGGACGGAAGACAACAAGACGCCCGCCCCGTTGTCATCGGAAAACATACGCTTGATTGAATCCCGGACGTCCCCAAGGTTGGTTGCCCCTTCGCAAAAGGCGAAGATGCAAGCCTTCTTGTCTTCCAAGGCAATCAAGGCGGAATCCGCAACATGCTTCCGCTTTGCCAAGCGTTGGGCTTCCTTTTGGAAGTAATCGTCAACCCAATCAAGAAGACCGTCAACGGAAACCGCCTTGGACTTTTTAATCAAGGCAATCAAACCGTCCCCAATGTCCCGCCCCTTGATGTTGGCTTTGACGCCCATCTTGATAAGCTTGAAGCAAAGGGAAATCAAAGGGGCGTTGACCCGGCAAAGGACCATGTCCCCGTTGGTCATGGTTTCCATTGCCGCTTCAAGCGTCATGTTGATGATTTCCCCTTCCGGGTTGTCTTCATGGGCGGTCAAGTCCGGGACCATTTGGTTTGCCAATTCAACAATCTTCCGTCCGCAACGGCGGGTTTCCGTCAAGGCAAGTTGAACGCAACCGTTGTTGGTTTCTTCCAGAAAAGCAACCATCCGGTCAATGCTTTCCGTATCCGCCCCGGCGAAGCCATAGATTGCTTGGCGGGCGTCCCCGCAAAGGACCAACCGCCGCCCGCATTGCATTGCCAAGGCTTGTTGGCAACGGTTCAAGTCTTGGGCTTCGTCAACCAAAAGAAGGTCATTGATGAAGCAAGGAAGGGCGTTGACAACGGGCAACCAAATCATGTCATTGAAATCAATTTCATGGGTCCAATCCCTTGAACGTTCCATGATTTCCGGAACCGCTTCAAAAATGTCATCCCGGTCCCCGTTCAAGGGAATGTCATACGTTGCGGCAAGGTTGTCCAAGGCGTCCGTATCGGTTGGGTCCGTCAAGGTTTGCTTGCAAGATGCAACAAGCTTGATGACGCCTTCAACAAACGTTGGGCGGTCCTTTTGGACTTCCCGCAAGTCTTGACCAAGGAAGTCTTCAAGGATGTTGTTGGTCTTCCATTTGCAAACTTTGGTCCCGCGTCCATACGCCTTCTTGACGGCGGAAAAGCCCATGGAATGAAGGGTCATGGCTTGGCAACCTTGGGGAAGCTTCCGTCCCAATTCTTCCGCAATGCTTTTGTTGAAGGCAACAAAGCAAATGGTTGAAGGCTTGGTCCCTTTGACCATTTCCTTCCAAACCGCTTCTTGTTGGACGCTTCCCTTGATGCCGGGGGTCTTCCGTCCCTTGACCCGCTTGACGCCTTCAACAAGCGTAAACGTCTTGCCGCTTCCCGCCCTTGCTTGGACAACAACGTTGGGGGCGTCCGAAGTAACTTGACGGCGGTTGGCGGCGGTCTTCAACATGGCGGAAAGGCTTTTGGTTGTCTTGGTCATGGCTTCGTTCCTTTGCGGGGGGTTTCAAAAAAGTAACTTCAACAACGTCAATGGTAATGGGTCAATCGGATGGGTCAACCCCATTGGTCCACTTTTTTTGAAATAATTCCGCCGGGGCAGGGGTGTAAACACCCAACGCCCGTCCGGGCAATAAAAACCATCCGCCCATGATTCCATCAAAAAAGCCCCGGACGCCATACAAGGGACGTCCGGGGCTTCCGCCGGATGACCGGGTTTCCGCCCGCCGGTCAATCCTTTGGCTTGTTCAAGACAAGTTGGTTGGGCTTGGCTTCGTATTGCTTCCCGTCCAAGTCCGCCTTCAATTCAATGGACTTCCCGCCGCCCGCGTCTTCGTCAACGTCGATGATTTCAACAATGGTTCCAAACCAATGTTCCCCGTCTTCTTCCTTGACCCAAGCGGAATCCCCAACCGCCCAACCGCCCTTGGACTTCTTGCCCTTGGGGGTTTCCTTCTTGGCGGGGGCTTCCGGGGCGTCATCTTCTTCTTCCGGGGCTTCCCGGACAACGTCAACGCCCCCAAGACGCGGATGGTCCGCAATGACCAACTTGCCGGTCTTCTTGTCCTTGGTCTTCTTGACCTTGACGTCCGTAACTTTGGAAGCCTTCTTGTTGTCAACCCAAAGGTTGAAGGCGTTGATGACGGTCCCAATGATTTCATCCCGCCCGATTGCCCCGGAAGCGTCAATCCGCTTCAAGGCGTTGCGAAGATGAAGGATGGGGTTGGTCTTGTCCAACCCTGCCCCGCTTGCGAAGGCAACCCAAAAGTCATCCGCCTTGGACCGGAAGGATTCATCAACCGTCCCGTCTTCATCGTAAACTTCCGGGTTGGTCTTGGCGGACGTCATCAACCAATGAAGCCCCGCCGCATACGCCAAGGAAATGTCCGAAGACAACCGCTTCCCGTCCGCCCCGGTTCCGCCTTCTTCTTCAAAGACGAAGCGGACGGATTCAATCAAGCCGGGATGGTCTTCAACGAAGTCCAAGGCTTCCGAATGGGGGAAATGCGGGGCGTCAGAAACCGCCTTGCCGCCCGCCCGCAACCAAGCCAACCGCGTTGCCCCGGCAAGGATGGTTGCCAATTGCTTTTGTCCCTTTTCCTTGACGCCCTTGAAGGCATGGTTGCGGAAGATGACGTCCCCCAACGTCCGCTTTTGTCCAATGTCCAAGGTATCAACAACTTCCTTGCGGTCCGAAATTCCCCGGACAATGATGCCTTCAATTGAAAGCGGTCCCCGCCATCCGTAACGCTTCGCGTCTTCAACGTCCGCCTTCCGCAATTCTTCCGCAAGGATGACGCCAACCAACCGATGTTGGGCGGATTGGATGTTGCCCTTCCGGTCAATGATGATGGTTTCCCCGTTCAACGCCCATTTGTTCCGCAACATTTCATTGGCGTAACGCTTCGCCAACGTCATCCGGAAGGGGCGGTTGGTTGGGTTGTTCTTGAAGCGGACCTTGACCTTCCCAAGCTTCAAGGCGTAATCCGTTCCAAAGTCCTTGCCCGCGTCTTCTTCCGTTGTCCAACCCAAGATTTCCTTTGCGTCATCGGCGGTAATGGTCCCCGCCTTGGAATCTTTGGTCCGGACTTCAACGGTAATTTCTTGCTTCGCCATGTTGTCCCATCCTTTCAATTGATGGATTGTTTAAACGCGGTCTTGTCAACTTGGCGGGTCAACAAAACCAATCAACTTCATCTTGTATCCTAGTCAACGGAATCCGTCTTTGACAAGTCCCGTTGCCGCTTCTTTTCTTCGGATTGTTCCTTCCAACGTTTAAACGCTTCGCGTCCTTCCCGTTCCAATTCGGACAAGTCCGCCGCGTCCCATGAAGCCCCGGCGGAATCAATAGCGTCCAAGGCGTCTTCCGGCAAATGGTTTGTTCCAACAATCTTGACCATGATGGTTCCCTTCTTCTTCGTTGTTAATAAAAACCAACCGTCCTTGGTTGGCGGTTTGATTTCAGTCTTCGTATTGCTTGACGTAACAATCAACAATCAAGCATTGGTCCAAGAAGTCCAAGCGGTCCCAATTGGCGTCAAGCTTGTCCCCAAACGCCCCCAAACGTCCGTCCGGGGTTTCAACCGTCCCGTCCGTCCCGTCCCCGCCCAAGGGCGTCCGCTTGGCTTGTGGGACGTCTTGAAGCAATTCCCAAAGCTTGGCGGAAAGGTTGCCCAACCCGTCAAGGCATTCCGCAACTTCGTCCAAGGTCCATTGGTCCGCCCAATCCGGGCAGGGAAGCCGGACGTCAAAGACGGAAATGGTCCGGACGTCCCCTTGGGGAAAACGGACGTTGATGAAAGACCCGGCAACGCTTCCCGCGTATTCCAAGTCAACCTTGTCCCCGTTCAAGTCCGTTCCCGTCAACTTCATTCCGCGTTTCAAAATCATGATTCTTCCAATCTTCAAAGGTTCCCTTGGTTGGACCTTGGCGTTGGCGTCATACGCTTCCCGCAAGGTCTTGAACAATTCGTCCGGCATTTCAAGGACCGCGTCCGGGTCTTTGACAATGATTTGTTTCCCCTTCAACGCCCCAACAATGCTTCCCAACTTCCGCCCGTCTTCGTATGCCTTGCGGATGGCTTCGTCTTCGTTCATGTCAATTCCTTCCCATGGTTTGGTCTTTGCGTTCCGCCCGCTCGCGGTTCCGCTTGTATCGTGGATTTCCGGCAACCCAACCCCGCTTGGAATGTTTGCCGTCCTTCTTATGTTTCTTCTTCATGTTTCTTCCAGAAAAGAACCGGGGGACGGTTTGGAACGCCCGCCCCGCCCCCCGGACCCGCAAAGGTTTCAATTGGCTTCTTCCATTTGTTCCCCGCAACCGCAAGTTGGCAAACCCGCTTCTTCAATCCATTTGTTGGTCATGCGGATGATGCAACCGCAAGGACATTCAACTTTGACCAAGCGGGTTGATTGCTTCTTGCGGTCCGGGTTGACGCCCAAAGCTTGATGGGGATACGCCCCAAGCTTTTCAATGATTTCCGCCAAGCGGGCGTTCAATTCGTCCCCCGGCATTGCTTCCGTTGGCTTGCCTTCAAGACCAATGCTTTTCATTCCCTTGCGGAACGGTCCCTTGTGTCCGCATGCAACGCCAACCGCCGCATGAAGCAATTCATGGACAAGGACGCCCGCAACGGTCAAGGAATCATCAAGTTGCGGATGGATGAAGATTTCCGCCGTTCCGTCCTTGGACATTTGCGTTGAATGGCATTCACCAATCCGCCGCTTCTTGGTTGCCCTTGCCCCGGTACAAGGGAAGCCGCATGTTGCCCGATACTTGGCAAGCGGGATGCCCGCGTCCTTGAAAGCCTTTTCCATCTTGGCGGAAACTGCCATCAACCAAGCTTCGCGGTTGCCTTTGAATTCGTTCTTCTTCGTTGTCTTCTTTGCCATGATTGTTCCCTTTGCGGTTGGGTTGTTTAAACGTCTTTAATATGCCCCATCCTAATGAATCAATCGGGCGGGTCAACCCCTTTGGTCAACTTTTTTTTGACGATTTCCAAAGACGCCCCCGGACGTCCATTTCCGGGAAGGTCTTTGGACCCCGTCAAGGGTCCGGGCGTCATGCCTTCTTAGCTTGGGCAATGCCCTTCCAATGGTCCGCCGCTTCCGGTCCCCAAGTCCGGCAAGGGTCGCATTGGCAACCCATGGGTCCGTCCGCATGATGCGAACAACCGCCCCGGTCATGCCATCCGCCGCAAGACCCACAAGCGGCGGGGGCGTAACGTTCCAACCGTTGGAATAACGGTCAAGACGTTCTTGCGGGCAACGGAAGATGACGTCATCCCCAAGGCGTCCTTGTTGGATGAACCCGTCCTTGACCATGGCTTCCAACGCCCCTTCAACGAAGTCAAAGGGATGGTCAAGCCATTGTTCATGAAGCCATTCCGACAATTCCAAGGCGGTCAAGTATTCCGATTGCGTAACGTTCAACAAGCGGAAGCGAAGGGCGGCAAGCCAAGTCCGGGCGTTGGACGGTCCGTTGATGGCGAAGGTCAAAGCGTTGCGGTTGGGCTTGATGGGTTGGTTGGTCATTGTTCTTGCCTTTGCGGTTCAAAATGAAGGGGTGTAAACACGTTTGCCCCGTATGACGTCCGGCGGGGCAACCCGGATGGTTTTGCCTAGTTGGCGGCGGGGGCTTCTACGGGGCTTGTGGAAGCCTTGGAAGCTTGACGCTTCTTGGCGGCGGACTTCTTGCTTCTTGCCTTGTGGTCTTCCAATTCGTCCAAAGCAATCCGGATGACTTCCGCCTTGGAAACCCAAGCCCCTTTGGTCCCTTGTTCGGTCAATTCAACTTTGTCCGTCCGTCCCGCTTCGTAGCTTTCCAACATTTCTTCTTGAAGGCGTTCAATGCGGGCGGCTAGTTCGGCGGGGACGCGGATCATTTTGTGGTTGCTTGCTTTTGACATTGTTTTGTTTCCCGGTTGGCGTTTGCGTTTGCTTCAACTACGTCCATCCTACTAAGTCCATCGGATGGGTCAACCCCGTTGGTCTTGTTTAAACGTCTTTTTTTCGGAAATAATCCCGGACCCCGGTTGGACCGTTTAAACGCCCCGTCCGTAAACCGTTTAAACGCAAGGACTTAAAGGGTTGACAAGACCCGCCCCCATGACCTAATATGAAGACTGACGGGAAAGGAATTTCCCAAGGATTCTTTGGAAACTTCGCATGATGCGGGGCAAGGATGGCGGAAAAGGACGTCCGGCGGGTCCGGATGACCTTGGGCATGGATGCCCTTTATCTTTACAGTCCACAAGGGGACAACGGAAAAGGAAACGGAATGTCATGGCAAACAAGTTGAAGGATTACAAGCCGCAAAAGAAGCCGGGACCGCCAAAGGTTTATGACTTTACCAAATGGCTTGACGGTCAATGGTGGCGATTGGTTGAAGGCAAGGACTTCAATTGTTCAATTGATTCCATGGCGGACCAAGTCCGGCGAAACTTCAAGAAGCTTGGATGGGTTGCGGAAGTCCACAAGGAAGAAAACGCAATTGTCATCCGGCGGAAGAAGAAAGTTGACCCGCCAAAGAAGAAGAAGAAACGGTCCGCCAAGTAAACGGACCAAACCCCAACCCCATTTGAAAGGAAGACGCGGAAACCATGTCAACCCAAACCTTTGAAATTACGCGGAACCGTTTGGCGGACTTGCTTGCGGGCAAAGAAGTCAAGCAAGGCGGGACGGTCATTACGCTTGGCATTGGGACGGAAACAATCCGGACGCTTTGCGATGCGGCGGACGCGGACCCCGTTACGGGACCGGAAGCGGAAGCGGACGAAGAAGACGAAGAAGAACCGCCCGCCGCCCCTGCCCCCAAACGGACCGCCAAGAAGAAGGCAACGCGGAAGAAGAAACCCGCCGCGTCCTAATCAACCGCCGCTTTGGACTTGAAGGGAAGCCCATCATGCCAACCCGCCAACAATGGAAATTTGCGGAAGACCGTTTGGCGTCTTTGTTCGGAACGGTCCGCCGTCCTTTGTCCGGTTCCAATTCCCGGTCCGGCGGGGCGGATGATGGGCAACATCCAACGCTTCATTTGGAATCAAAGTATTCCGTCCGCCATGCCCTTTGGGCGTTATACCGCAAGACAAAAGCGGTTGCCGATAAAGAACGGACGGAAGACGGAACGAAGGGGAAACCCGTTGCCATCGGACTTCAAGAGAAGGGCAAGCATGGAATCCTTTTGGTCATCCATGAAAGGGACTTCCCCAACGTTCTTCTTGAATACTTGAAAGCGGGCGGGGTTGAATTTGAAGAAGAAACCGTTGCGGAAATCTTGGCGATTGCCAATAAAAACCACAAGGACCGGAAGGCGGAAGATTGATGGGAAGCATTGCAAGGGAACGGGCGGGACAATTCGCAACGGAAGAAGTCTTCCAACAAGTCAAGCTTCATGAAATGACTTGGGACGGTTGCAAGGCTTGTCCGCTTCATGCCAAACGCAACAAGGTTGTCTTGTGGCGGGGTCATCTTCCGGCGGAAGTCATCTTCATTGGTGAAGCCCCCGGCGAATCGGAAGACGTCCTTGGCGTTCCCTTCGTTGGTCCCGCCGGACGCGTCCTTGATGAAATCATTGCGGAAGCATACGGGGAAATTGACCCCAAGCTTGCCAAGCGTCTTCCCTTCGCCATTACCAACGCGGTTGCATGCAAGCCGGTTGATGAATCCGGGGAACATACCGCCGGGATGATACGAAGACCCAAGGCGGCGGAAGTCAAAGGTTGCTCCGCCCGTTTAAACGCCTTCTTGGAAATCAGCAACCCAACCATTGTCTTCTTGGTTGGCAAGGTTGCCGCTTCCGTTCAAAGGGCGTTGCCGGTCCCCGCCGTCCATATCGTCCATCCCGCCGCCTTGCTTCGTCAGAATGACGCCCAATACGCTTTGGGCTTCAAAAGGGCATACAAGTCAATTGCCGCCGCCTTGGCGGGGCTTCATATTCCTTCCAGAAAGAACCGAAAATGAAAAAGGTCATTCCATACGCCTTGGTTGCCTTCGTCGCATTGTGGGCGTTGGGTGTAAACACCCCCGCCGCATACGGGCAACGGACCGTCCAAGTTGCAACATTGGTCCGGGAAGTCCCCAAGGTCCGCAACGAAGCGGACGCGGTCAATTGGCTTGCCGCCAAACGGAACGCCAAAGCGGAAGTCATCCAATGGGACAAGACCCGCGTTGACTTGTTGACGGCGGACCATGCCATTGAAGTTGATTGGGCGGGCAAATGGGCGGAAGCCATTGGTCAAGCGTTGTATTACGCGGAATTGACCGGGAAGAATCCGGGGATTGTTTTGATTACAACGGACCCGGTCAAAGACCGCCGCTTCATCTTCCGTTGTCAAACCGTTACGGCAAAGCATGGAATCAAGCTTTGGGTCCAAGAAGTCCGCAAGGAAGCCCCGGAAGAATTACCGCCGCCCGGAACGTCCGCATGAACAAGACGCCCTTCAACGTCCCGACAAGTCCCCGGAAATGTCTGAAATGTCAAACCGTTTTCAATTCAACGGGTCCGGGAAATCGGATTTGCCCCAAATGCCAAACGGGAAACAACAAGGTCAAGATTTCAACAACGGGACAAGGCGGGAAGACCCGGCGGGGGCGTATCGGAAACAATCAATGAATCATGAAATCAAAATCAACGCTTGGTCCGTCCTTTGTTCCATCTTTTGGGGCGTCATTGCCTTCCGGATGGCAAACGGATTGGTCAACGCGTTGGTTGCCTTTTGGAATTGGATGGGATGACCGTTGCATCATACAAGCCCAAAGTCCATTGGGTTGACATACGCCCCGCTTGGGATGACTTGGTTGACATTGCCGCCGGGATGATTGGGGAAACCATCGTCAACGGG